ACAGTATGGCTGAGGATTGTTCAAGCTTTATGCAACCATTTGCTAAACCATTAATTAAAAATCATGACAGACACACTGAACCACTTGGCAGAATTATAAATGTCAATTTCGACAAGTCTGAATTCTTAGAAGACAGCGATACAATCAATGCAACTTTCAGAGTATCTGACCAAGATGCCATGGAGAAGTTCGCTGACGGAAGATACAAGACAATGTCAATCGGTGCTGGTGCTAAAAAGATAGTATGTAATACTTGTGGCAAAACAATTTTAGATAGCGGCAAAATGAAATTCTGCGGTCACTGGAGAGGCGAAACATATAAAGATAGTGTTTGCACTTGGACAATGACTGGTTTGGATTACAGAGAAGGCTCTGTTGTAAATGACCCAGCTGATGAATATGCACAAGTAAAAAGAATTAAAGTTTTAAGAAAAGGAGATTCGAAGATGTCTGATGAAAGCAAGAAAGAACCAGTAACAAATTCAGCAGTTAATGATATAGACAACATCTTAAATGGCGTTGACACTACAAAGACTACTGAACCAGCTGTTGACCCTAACGCTAAAGATTCAGAAGGTGCTACTCAAGAGCCAGCTGCTCAAGAACCAAAAGCGGAATTAACTGATGCTGAAAAGATTACTAAATTAGAAGCTGACTTAAAGCAAGCTCAAGATGAATTAGAAGCTGAGAAGACTGCTAATGCAGAAGCAATTGCTGCTAAAGATTCTGAAATGGAAGTATTAAAAGCAGAGGCTGTTGTTAAAGATAGCGAAATAGCTACTAAGAAAGAACAGTTAGTTTCTATGGCTAAGTTAAATAAACAATTATTAGCTGATAGCTTAATGGTGCTTAATCCAGAATTAAAGGACGAAGAGTTAGTTACTAAGACTGCTGCTGAATTAAATCAAATGATTAAAGATTTCAGAGCAAACACTGAACCAGCTGCTCCAAGAGTTCCAGCTAAATTAAATGACCCAGGTGCTAAAGTAAACGACCAAAACACAATAGTTGAGGGAGAAGAAAAGACCGAGGTTAAAGACGAGTCTAAAAAGACTATGGAAACAATGGAAGATATGAAGAACGCTTTCATGAACAAGATTCTTAATATCTAATAAAATCAAACGGAGGAATATATAATGGCTTTATTTGAAGGTTACAAGAGAATTGACGGTAGCAGAAGTAATACCGCATTAATTAAATCTGGTCACGCATCTCCAGCAGAAGACTGGTTACTTGACCCAAGATTCAAAAAGGACCCAGCTTTATCAGCAGTATTCAAGGATGGTTCTTTATTCACTTATCAATATGGTGGACCAGGAATGACTGATATCACAGTTCCAAAAGGAAGAATGGTTGGTGTTTCTACTCCAGTTAAAGACTTCGTATCTAAGAAGTTTAAAACAGTATTAACATTACCAGGTATGGCATTAAACCACAATACAGTTGGTATGGTTCCATATAACTTAGCTAAAGACTTATTGCAAGAAGATAGATTCGGTGGTAACACTCCATCAATCATAACTACTGATTATGTAATTATGCCTTATATCCCATCAGTAAACCCAACAGTACCAGCAGATAGCTCATATGCAGCTGGAGTTGCAGCAATCGTTGCAGAAGAAACTGCATTATCTGTTAACAACAAAATGCCTTGGGGAGCAATCCTTGGAACATTAGAAGTTGGTGATTATGTTAAAGCTACTGCATCTGGAAGATTAACTAAATGGGTTAAAGGTGTAGACGGTGCAGAAGAAATAGTTGGTCAAGCACTTGCTTGTGACTTAAACGCTGAACCATGGGGATGGTTAAAATGGATGTTATGGGATGAATCAACATTAGCTGATGACGACATGTACATCAACATGAGTGGTACTTCTCAATTACCATCAGACAATGGATATCCATTCGACCCAGCTTACTCTGATGGAAACACTGTATTCCAATCAGTTCAAAAACAAGAGTTAGTTAATGCTACTGGTATTCCTGGATTACATGATGGTACAGGTAACTACTGGGGATATGGTAAGAACGATACTCAATACACAGATATGAAATTAGGTGTAGTACCAGCTGGTATCACAGCAGATACATTAATGGTATTCCAAGCAGTAGATTATGCTGGTGGAAAGATGACTAACCTAAGAGCTCCTGGAGATTTAGATGCACCATTCGAAATCAAAGTAGGTGGAACAGCAGTAACTCCTAACTCAATAGACTACAAAAATGGTTTATTCACAATTACATTAACAGCAGCTATGACTCCTGGTGCTGATGTAACTGGAACTTATAAAGCATTACACTTTGGAACAAGTTCATACTTAGACTTCAAGGGTGTTGCTGGAGCATTCAATATCTTATTAAAGAAATAAGACCAAACTAAAATAGATGGGGGAGTAGCCCTCCCCCGCAACAACTGGAGGAATAAGTAACAATGAGTAAATTTTTAGAAAGATTCAAGAACTACGAAAATTCTATTCAAGATGAAATTCAAAGAAAAATAACTGTCGGTGAAGAATTAACTGACTTTGATTTAAAAGCTTATAAGCTTACTGACGAAGACAAAGAAATGGCAGAAGTATTAGGTAAGTTACAAGATGGGGCAAATATCCCTGGCTTTACTGTAAAAGACTTCTTAGCTTCACCATCAGCTAAAGTATTAATCCCACAAGTAATTATAGGAGCTGCTAGAAAAGCTGCTGACCCAGTTTACTTAGCTTCACAATTCTTCAAACAAATCACATTGAAGAATGGACAAGCGGTAATGTTCCCAGAGTTCGGAGTAATGAGAGCTTACGATGTTGCAGAAGGTCAAGAAATTCCACAAGAATCAATTGACTGGCAAGTATCAACAAACAACCTTATCAAAGTTGGTAAGAGTGGTTTAAGAATCCAATACTCTGATGAATTATTCAAAGACGTTGAATTCGATATTGTTGGTATGTTAGTTTCAGAAGCTGGAAGAGCTATGGCTAGACATAAAGAACAAAAAGCATTCACTGAATGGCTTGCTCATGGATGGACAGTATTCGATAATAACTTAAGAAAGAAAGACCCAGTTAAATTTGCTGCTGCTGGAACTACTGGTTTAGACTTCCACGGTAATCAAAATAACACATTAAGCATAGATGATTATTTAGACTTAATCATAGCTTGTTACAACAATGGTTACACACCTACAGATTTAGTAATCCATCCATTAGCTTGGACTGCATTTGCTAAACAAGGATTCACTGGTGGATTAACTGCTCCTTACGACAGAGAATCTAAGAGAGAAACTCCAAACGCTTCTTTCTCAATCGGACCAGAATCTATCCAAGGTAGATTACCATTCAGCTTTAACGTAAACTTATCACCATTCGCTCCTATCGACAAACAAAACAAAACATTCGATATGTTCTGTGTAGATAGAAACAATGTTGGAGTTCAAATCGTTAAAGATAAGATTAAAACTGATTCTTTCGTAGACCCATCAAGAGATATCACAAATATCAAACTTATCGAAAGATATGGATTTGGTATATTACACGAAGGTAGAGCTGTATGTTCTGCTAAGAATATCTCAATGGCTAAGTCTTACCCAACACCAGAAAGAATAATCGAATTAGACGGAACTAAGTTCAACGGTTAATCTTTTAATAGAAATAACTAAGGGGAGAGAGTTACAAGACTCCTTCCCTTTTTAATTAAGGAGAGATAACTCAAATGAGAATATTATTAAACAAAACATTAAGAGATAACTTTGCATTCTTTGACCCAGATAGTTTAGCATGTTTAGATATGCAAAGCCCTGGTGCAGATGTGCCAAAGGTAACTCCATCAATTAGAAGAGCTATACTTGCTGGTACTGTTATTGATGTAGACTTAGAGTCTGGATTAAAACTTACTGAAAAGCAATTACAATTCCAAGAAGCTTATCTTCGACATTTAGGTATTACTCGTAAGCCAAAGGTTGAAGTTAGTGATAAATCAGCAATAGAAGCATTGAACGATGCTCAAGCACAAGACGAGAAAGTACAGGCATCTAAGGGTAAAGCTAATGGTAAAGCTAAATCTAAAAAGGATGAAGGTGCAGAAAATGGCGAAGTGCAAGAAAACTAAGTCTAAGACAGGGAAAGGCGGTAAATAATTATGGCTTTTATGGATGTATTAAACAGAGACAATTATATTAATGGAATCCCATTCCAAAGAATAGTTGAAGGAGAAACTGTTGATGAAACTATCATGAATAGAGAGAACATCATAAACGGTATCCCATTCCAAAGAGTAGTGCATGAAAGATTAATACATGCTGGTGCAGTATTCGTTACTAATCATATAGACAGAAAATAATATGAAGTTGGTGATTTAGATGGATAATTTAGGACTTAGAGTTGAGTCTTCTAATCCAGGTAAATACGCCACTGATGTCAGTATTGGCTCGGAGGTAACAATTAAGTTTAACTCCGAGCTTAATACTAGGACTATTCCAGGAAGTGTATTCTTACTTAAAGATGTAAGCAAATCTTATAAAGAAAACACTATGGTGGACTTACTGGATTTTTATGAAATAGTAGAAGGTTCAATTTCTTATAAAGATAATACAATAATTTTTAAACCAAGCAATCAATTAGACAAATTGTCTAGGTATATTATCTATGTAAAAAGGGATAACATCTCAGACATACTTGGTAATGTTATGCTTAGTGACTATATAGCCACTTTCGATACAGCATACGTTTCATATGACAGACATTGTGATATTCTAGAGCCTAATAATAATCAGAGTCTAGAAGCACTTAAGAAAGTAGTTATAGAGGACTTAGGTGAAGATTCTTATATTCTTCAAATATCTAAATCACCTACATTTGAAAATGTAGTATATGAAAAGAAAGTAACTACTAATGAAGTTGAAGATGACTTCGGTCTAGGTGATGGTCTTTATTATGTAAGAGCTAAGGTAGATAACTCTGACTTTGGAGATGCAGTTGTATTTTCAATCAAGACTTATGTAAGCACAGCTAC